TCATCTGCTTCTTTTAGAAAATCTTTAAGAGAAGTTTTTAGTACTTCATCATGTTCACTATTTACTAACTCTTCAAGTTTCATTTTCATATATTTCTCCTTTGCATAGGGAGTATTAATTACTTTATTTATTCTATCAAATACACTCAAGAAGTATATTCTCCTGTTGTATAATCAAACTCACAGTTAACAATTCTATGCACACCTGATATCTTGTTCTTAACAATATTAAGATATCTCATACCATCATCTTCTGTCTGATCATTCATAGGTGGATTTCTAGCAATCAATATCATTAAGTCAGACTCACCTGCCAGGCCAGTTCTACTACCTTCAATCATAGCTTGACTAAGAACTATCTTACCTTCTGCTTCTGCTGATAACTGAGTACAATATACAACCAAGCAACCATAAAGCTTGCCAAGATTTCTAGCATGAATAGCATTTGCTTTCAAAGCTTCATGACTATTAGTTGATGCACCTTCTTCTGCAAACTTAGAACCAATGTCCAATACTACAATGTCTGGTTTATTTGCTTTAATAACACCTTCAACCCACACCATTGTTTTTCCAGTAGCATCAACAAACTTTATGTTATCTCTTATCTTACCAAATACATCTATTGCATGTTCTTTCTTTTGTTGTATTTGATTCATGGTCATACCAGTTGCACAAGTCATGTATCTACTAGCTACACGTTCTGGTTTTTCTTCGTTGCATAGTACAAGAATCTTAGCACCTTGACTAGCCCAACCATTTGGTGATGCACATAAAGTTGCATGGAAACTTGATTTACCTACATTAGATCTAGCACCAATAACAAATAGCATACCACTATCAAGTCCCGATACTGCTTGATATAAAGTATGGATATTAAATCTATATTTATTACTTGCAGATGCTGCTGCAACTAAATGTTCTACACTACTGTCAACAAATTTAACTTTTGTTTCTGGTGTAAAGTCATCTTTGTATTCTTCTAGTATTTGTCTTAGTGGTTCTAGACTAGACACTTCATTGTTTACAAATTGAAACCCAATGTTTGCAACCTTTTCACCTACATACTGTTGAAATAAATTACTTAATATATCTTTTGCAACATCAGTCCCTAATAAAGATGCACTTCGTATTTTGTTAAAGTGTAATTCATATTGATGTTTTTGTGATGTAGTAAGTGTTGGATTTTTTACAAAGAATAAAGATTTTAATTCTTCTAAAGTCAGATCCCTTTCATAAGAATCCATAGATATATCAATGGTTTCTTTTATCTTTCTCAAGTCCTTGTTGAATAAACTAGCAGGACAAAGATTACCTCTTGTATCGTCATAAAACTTTTTAGTCAGTAGACTCCTTAATAGACTGTGTTCCACTATTAAACTCCCCTTTTAATTTAAGTAAATACTTTATATCTTCTTCTCTTCTATACTTAATGTCATCTAGTAATTTCAGTGCAAAAGCATCAACACCATTTGATTTAAGTTGTTTTGTATATGCAATTGTTTTTGGTGCTGCATCTGGATCTAATGCAACAATTACTTTTTTAAATTCTTTTAATGCAAAAATATGATTGTCAGTAAGAGCAGTACCAAGTATAGCTACACCTGTAAGTCCTAGTGTTTCTACTACTGCAGCACTAATACAATCTTCAACAACAACTGCTATTACACATTCACCTCTTATGTAACCACCTGCCATAGTCCCATATCGTTTCCATTTAGGAACTACATTATCACTAATAGCTTTACCTATCCCATCTACAAGTCGTTTTTGATCGAAGATAGGAAACACTACACGATCTTCTTTAATGTCATATCTCAAGTCAAGTTCTTGTGAATCAATACCATATCTTTCACAAAAACCATCTACTATATCTCGATTAGCATCTGATACTACAGACTCTGGAAATACATCTCCCTTTGAAACATTAAGTCCTTTATTTTCATTTGGATTTATTTCTAAAGTTTTCATTCTGGTTTTTATCTCCTGAACTGTCATAGTTGTAGTGGTAGCACCAGATATTGTACAGCTATTTGCATAACAATTGTAAAGTAATTTACCCATATTATTTGTAGCAGTAAAAGTATTAGCTCTTTTACATACAGGGCATTTACCTCTGTATCTTTCACCATCAGATAAATTTAATTCTTCTACAAAGTTTCTAATCACTTTCATATAAAAGGTTTCCCATCTACTTCCACAGAATCGTGGGTTTCTATCCAAACATGAGCACCACAACTTAATGGTTTGTCTGGCCTATATATTATCTCACACTTACCTAACTTCACACTATGTCCATAAACATTATTCTTATAATTTTTAACAGTAAGAACTGGATTATTTTTATTATTCTTCCTATTAGCTTTTATAACATGTTGATTTACATGAACAATTGTTTTCATACAAATCCCTTTCGTATCATTGCAGGTATTTTTTGATGTGATTCATACAACTCATTTACTTCTTGCATAGTTTCTTTTGAAGTTTCGTACCATGCCATACCTTCTCGTTTTGCATTTTTATAGTATATACAAAATCCTTTACCTTCTTTCCAACCTACTGTCATGTATAGTCCTGGCAATTCATACTTCAATACATTTTTTGTTTTTGTATTACTCATAGTCCTTCTCCCCTTTTATTTAATGCTTCTGTAGCACTTAATAATGTATGCTTCATATAAGGAGCCAATGATTGTGCATTAGCATGACCTGTCACTGACATAATCTGTGGTAGTGGTACACCTGCATCTACCATTTCAGTTGTTGCAGTCCTTCTCATATCCATAATCCACAAAGTCTTAGGTAAATTTGCAGCCTCTCTAATCTTTCTAGCTATATTATTTAGTCCTGCTTTACTATAAGGTTCAGGTATAATCTTTTCATAAGCTATTCGAGGAGCTACATACTTCTGAAACTTCATATCTTCATACTGTTTTTCTAATACTTTATGTAATTCTTCTGTTGTTGGTAAGTAAACTCTAGCTCTTCGTTTTGACTGCTCTAACGTCAGTACACGTTTATCAAAATCATACTGTTTAAATGTAAGATTTCTCATATCTGTTAGCCTTTGACCCCATGTATAGGCAGCATGAACTATTACACCTATACTTCTCCAGTTAAATTGACTATATGCAGTCTGAATAAAAGCTTTTACTTGTTCTTTAGTCCATACTTCTTTGCGAGATCGATGAGGTATTTTTTTAACAACTGTAAATGGATTATGTTTACACTCACCGATCTCTCTTCCAAAATTAAATATTCTAGACATAACAGCTTTAACATGATTAGCAGTTGGTATACCCCTATCTTTAGCCCAGGCATTATAGTTTCTTTGTGCCATAGGTGTATCAATTTTACTTAACTTAATGTTAAAGTCCATAGTAGTGTGACATACATTAATAAAATATAGGTAGTCCCTTCGAGAGACATCACTTAAATTTTCATAAGCTAATGAGTCTTTATATTTATTTATTAAAGTTGTTAGTGTCTTCACTTTTATTTTATTCCTTCGGCAAAAAAGATTCTAATGTTGCAGATGGTACATCTTGAAGTAAAAGATTTAAAGGTGCAAATGTATTGTTATCTACATCTTTAACAATTTGATTTGCTACTTGTTCTATCAATAGCTTTCTAATATTAACGTCCATTAGCAACCTCCCTTAGTCTTTCATTGTGGTACTCTGCTACTTCATTAACTCTATCTTCTACCTCTTCTTGAATCCATCCATAGTCCCATCCATACTTTTTAAATGCAGCAGCTAACTTTGGTAGATCTGGTTTATCTACAAACTCAGTATCTTCTATCTGCTCTCCAGTAGAAGCATCATAAATACCACAGAAGTCTCCTTCTGCTACATACTGTATTCTTGCAACAGAAATCTGTGCTGCATAAGACATCTTTAATCTTTTGATAGCTTCAGTAGGTGGACCCCATGCAGTATCAAACTCCAAAGTAATATGATATGGACCTTTCCATTCTTTCTTTACAAGCCAGTCTTTAATGTTATTACAATACACATCCCATTTAGTACCCCAGTTATTACACTGCCAGTCATACCAGTTATCAGCACCATACCTATCTATTAGTATTCCACTATTATCTACTTGCCATTGAGGTGGTTTGTTACCTTTTGTAGTACCTTCTAACTCACTAGGCATAGGAGCTATATATTGAAAGAGTCCTGTTGGTGGACAAGGAGAAAAGTCATCGTACTCTACTTCTCCTTTTTTACAAAAGTTTTGTAACCATCTAACAAGATCACCATTGGTTGTAGTAATTTCCAATTTATTTTCACAAATGTTAGGCATTATATTCTCCCTTTTAAATTAACGTATTACTACTTTACAATTTGAATATTGACTTTCATCTAAAGGCTTAACACATTCTTTAGATAAGGTTACAGATCTTATATGTCTGTAACCATTACCTTTAAGTCTAAGTTTAGCCATATCTATTACATTATCTCTTTGCCACTCAGGTGTTTCATCATACTCAAGTATTAGTTTTTCTCCTTGATAAGTTTCTTTAATAACTGTAGCTATCATATTTGTAGGAGTAATAACTTTATCACCTGGTTTATAATCATAAATATTTGCCATAATATTAAGCTGTTCCAACTAACTTTTTAAACTCTAACCCATTGATTATCTTACTTATTTTAGCTTCATAATTCATAGAAGATAAGAAAGCATTTACACCTTGCTTAGTCCCAGACTTCCAATTAATGTATGTCTGATGTACATTAGTTGTTAATCCATGACTAACCATATGAGTTAATGTATTATATAAACGATAACCTGTTGTACCCATATTGCCATAGTAATCATAAATATTTCTAATCTTTTCAAAGTCAGCTTTACTAGGTTTAAGTTGTGTCTCAAGAAAATCTAAAGAGCTTGTTCTAGTAAGTAGCTTTTCTTGAAGTTTTAATAAAGGAGCAATTTGTATATCAAGTCCTTCTATAAAGTCAGCAATCTGCTCACCAAAAGTAATAGCATCATCGTGTGTAGTATGCTTTCGTCTAGCTGTTTTTGCTTGGTTATCCATACCAATCATTCCATTAGCACACAACAATCTAAGTATACCTACCTTTGCATGTCGTCTGCATGTAGCATTATGTGAATCATAGATAGTAGCCGTTGCTCCAACAGGATCATTTAATTCAAGATCATATTTTCTTTTACCTTCAAAGTCACCTAGTAAAAACTCAGTCTTAAGTGTTGTTAAGTCTGGTGCTAAATGATACCTGGCTTTCACTTTTGATAAGTCCACTTTACCTGAGTAATCAAGCATACGAACAGCAGCTTCTACTGGCTCAAAAAAGTTAGATCTTCTATCTTTTGCACCACAGAAATGTAACCATTGATTTGTATCAGGATGTAACACATGAAACTTACCATCTAGTTTTTCACCTGTTACTGGATTACGAGCAACTTGTTTAACTGGATTAAAGTCTGCTGCTATAGGAAATGTTTCTAATAATCGAACTGCATCATTGCTTAAACTCATTTAGTTCTCCCTGTTAAGTTAAGTTATTGGGTGTAGGAGGATGCAAGGACAAAGGAAATATGAAAAGAAAAAACTCACACCCCCCTACAAATCTATTTTACTTTACTGCACCACTTCTATCAACTTGTTTCTGTGGTTTATATACATCAGATAAAGGTCTTGACTTATCCCAATACCATTTATCTCGTTTAGCATAAAAGTCTTTCTTAATCATCTGACAAAATGTAAGTAAGTGCCATACATAAATATCATAAGGTTTTTGAGCAGTCTTACAAAAGCTAAAGTCCGTTGCTTTTTTTTCTAATATAAAAGTTTCATGTCCATTATTACCAATTCCATTAAAAGATATTTTATTTTTAAATTTTTCTTTATCAATATCAACAACATCTAATACCCCAGTCAAATTTTCTTGATAAGAATACTCATTATCTTCTATGTATCGTGCTTCATTACACACAGCTTCCCATTCATTATCAGTAAAATCTGTTTTACATTCCCAGTAATTTGTATATCCCATCAGTCATTCCTCTTTTCATTTCTAGCTAGTTTTCTTTTTTCAGTCCAAAATACTTCTGGTTTTTTTGAGCCATCTATAATACATCCATCTGGATATTCCACCATTAGTTCTTCCATAGAAAGAGCTAGATTATTGTAAGTTAGTGAACCTCCAGTAAACCAGTTAATTCCACTATTACCTACACGATTTATTTCCCAAGCTAGATCATCAATGAGTGCTGCCATTTTTTCAAGATCTTTTGCATAAACTAACACCTGTTGTTTATCGTCCATATTTACCTTTCAATAATAAATTCATTTAAGTCTTTAGTCCTTACTGGTTTAAGTAATTTAGACATTTCATTAAATATTTGTATGTCATCACCTTCTTCAACCAGTACTTTTATTTTAAATAAAACATGTTTCATTATCTGATCTCTCATATATTTATTTTCCTTTCTTTCCTTGACCAAAAACTGTATCTCTTTCTGCATATAAAAACATACACTTAGCTTCCAACTGCTCAAAGCTAAAGTCCTCAAAAGTTATATCGTTCCGACCTAATACATAGCCATCATCTTTCCCAACTCCATAAGCCTCTGTCCATAGGTCAAACACAGCATCATCATAATGCTTGAGAAAACCCCAAGCAAACCATACACCTAGTAAAAAACTAATTACTATCTTCATTTATATAGTCCTTTATGTTTCTCTACCCATTACTGTACCAGGATGCTGCAGATGCACATATGATACATACATAGAGATACCTAGTGCAAAGATAAGAAACATACTAGATGCACCTGCCAATGTATAAAAACCTACACCTTTACTCATTGGTATAAAGTAATGAACTATATCACCAAAGAAAAACATAAGGTTTACACCTAGCATAATACCTAGTATAAGAGTACTCAATAAAAACATATAAACTTTTAGTCGTCTATCTAACATTACTTTCTCTCCTTTATTTTGCTTTTAGCTGCAGGACCTTTCTTATTTCTTTTAAGGTTTTTGCTGCTAGTTACTTTATTATTTTCACTTTGATTTTTAACATAGTCCGTATGAACTTTAAGTAATGTTTCTTTCCAATCAATATTACTCATCAGGATATTCCTCCCACATAATGCCATATAGTTTTTCAACAGTTAAGCATGCAGCCTCATGGCAGGTTACTCGTGACCCATTAATAGAGATTCCTCCCACATCATCTAAGTCCATCAAAGGTCTAGCCTTCAACTCATCTAGAAAATCATTGACAGACATAGAACCTATCTCATCTAAGATAGACTCCTTGATTCTTTCATTAGTAAGATTACTCATCAGTTGCTCCTTTTCCTTTTCTTTTTTATATAACAAAAAACGACATCCCTAAAAAGGGACATCGTCATTGTTAACATCATTTGCTGCTACAGTAGATGTAGTAGAACCTGTATTACCCTTATAAGGATTATCTACTGGACCATCTAATGCAGGAGCAGAAGGATTACCATTTTTGTTATTCCAAAAAGCCATAGATAACTTCAAGCCTTTAGGAAGAACAAACATACCTTCTTTCTCAATCTTAGCAACTAATACTTTAAGATCAGCTGCACCCATTGGTATATCAGTAACATGATCATCTTTGACCGTGATATTACCTTTATATACTGGACGATTATTACCTTCATTATCTTGCTTCCATAATGCACCTTCGATACTTCTCTCTTTTCTTTCAGCCATGATTAGTAGCCTCCCTAGTTAAATTAAACAAATAATACAACTTACTTCTCATCGTAAAACTTCTTACGAGTCCAACGACAGTCCGTCACTACAGGCTCAAGCCTTCGTATCGTCCTATCATTTTTCTGCAGAACCCTCATTGACAAGAGTCCATAAACCAATCCAACTACTACAGGTATTACGATAAACATCACTAGTAATACTTCCATTTATATCCCTTTCAAAAAACGGCACTGCCCTAGCATAGCCAAGGCAGCACCTATAATTTCTAACTTCTCCAATTTGGATTTACTTCCATATCATTAATCAATTCCTCTTCTTCAATAAGTATCTCAAGAGGGTCTCTTGTATAGTAGCTTGTAGATTCAATATTCTCTACATTCTCTTCATACATCGCAAGGTAATTTGGATCAATTGCTTTCATCATCATCTCCTTTGTAAGTAGAATACATATCCATTTCTTTCAACAACTTAGCAGTCGGAATACATCTTAGTACAGCATCTGCTAATCCTTTGAAACCTGCTTTCTTTACATCATCAATACCTAAGAAAGACAGTTCATTCAAACACCATTCATAAAATCCACCTTCATTCACACACATAGCAACTACTGAATTGTATGACGGATCAATCTCATGTTGTCTAGGTTGATGCAAACTTTCATCGGGCCTAGTCTTATTTAAGCATTGCGTATCAGCAAACATATATGACTTTGCTCCTTCCGAATGCTCACTGCAGCTCCAGTCAAATACAGTATCTTGAAACAAACTTGGATTCTGCCAATAGTCTTTCCAATTATTATATAAGTTCTTCATACATTTCCTTTCATTAAAAAAAAATAAGAGAAGCCATATTTGCATACAGCTTCTCTCAAGTAACTACTATTATCTAGTAGCTTCTGCTTCTTCACGAAGCTCATCTTTAATCTGCTCTCGCAGTTCCTTCATAGCACCTTTACCTATTAGCTCTTCTATATCAGCTAGACTTAGGTTAGATATCTTACTATTGTGAACTCTGACTTGAGAAGATTGCTCTTTCTTTTTACCAATCTTGATATCCGAATGGCTGTAAGTATAACCATTGTAGTTCTCACTCTTCTCAGTCTTTAGAGAAGCTACCGTAGTTTCTTTCGTACTAGGATGAGTGAAGACAATCTTAACATCTCCAATCAACTTCACACATTGACCCCATTGACCATTCATAAGCATGAACGGTAAGAACGTCCAGTTATTCTTAACTTCATCAATCCACTGCTGCTTAGTCATCTTTTCCATTGTATTCTCCTTTGTTTAGTAGAAAAGTTAATTAAAATTACAAAATCGAAACACCGTGATGCCCCGACCTCGTAAGAGGCGAGGGGCATCTTAGGTGATCTACTACTCACCTCTACAAGGGTCTTCAATCTTTCGCCCTATATTAGGTTCATCGTACTCTCCAGACTCAACTTGGTCTAGATGGTCAAGGTAGGCATCCCATTCAGGATCGTTCAAAGCTCGTAAGAACTTTTTACTTTCTTCTTTTAGCATATCTATCTCCTTATGCTGTGTGATTCTCTTCAGGGGAGAAATCCCCCGTGCTCACAAAGGGAGTGCGGGGGATTTATACACGAAGAGTATCATTTGCATAGGGGTATAGTTGCACAGCCATTGCTAACTGCACACCCCTGCAAAAACACCACTAGCTGCACAACTACGGTATATCACTGTTAGTATATCAGTAAATATATATCGTAACTCTTTGATATATAACTAATCTTTGCACATTCCACTCTATCCTGTACTGGCTTACCATACGCCTACCCTACCGTACCCTGCGTGGGCCAGTACCCTAGCCCCCGTTATATAAATACACACCTCTACACAGATCAGGAAAATAGAACTTATCCACAATTTGTATACTATAATAGAAATTGTTAATTGGATTAGATCTTAGGATAGAAATTATCTATTGACAGTATCGGATATTTCGATATACCATAAGTGGAACGACACCAAAAGTGATATATCACTAATAATATATCACCTATAATAATTAATCACATAAGTGAGTCGTTACTACCTTACAAATAAAGTCAGATCTCTTCTGTACTTATACATATAAGTGACCTATTAACAGAGATTATTCTTGACTGATATGAAAAAAAAGATATACCTAAGAGACAACTTCGTACTAGAAGATTTTTATGCAGCTATCGTACAAGATAGATTACATACTGTACATATTCCTCATAGTGACGTATTCTATGTACGAAAGGCAATAGAATATCGTACTGGAATTTTGTATTCCCTCGAACAAATTGAAACTGCTATGAAGCAGGAAGGATGGAAAAAATAATGGCATTAGGTCAACTCAGAAAATTAGGTAGTACAGTAATGAAAGGCAAACCTAAAAAAGGAGGAAAGGGAAAAGCAGGAGGATTTACACCTGAACAAAGAGCATATGCTAATGATACTTTAGGTGCTGATGCAGTTAAAGATATGGAAAGGCAAGGCTTTACTAAAGAACAGATTTTAAAAAGAGCAAAAAAACAAGGTGGTCCATATAGACAATTTAAAGACAGACAAATAGATCAAGAGTCTCCTAAAGATTTTAAAGCAGGTGAAAGAAGAGCTAGAGATATAAAAGAAGGTGGTATGAGAAGTGCAGAAAGACCTGGCCTTAGAATGAAAAAAGGTGGAGTAGCTACCAAGAAAAAGAAAAGTAATGGATTACCTAATGGTATTGTACCTGCTGATAAGTACTTTACAAAAAAAGCTTATGCTGTAGGAGGTGCTGTTACTGCAATAAGAAATGTAGCAGGTACGATTGCATCTAAACTTAAAAAAAATAAAAACAAAGGTGCTCTTTCTGAAAAACAAAAAGCATCAAATATCTCTAAACAAATAAAAAAATTAAATGAAGCACAAGATAAATTATTTAGAGAGAAATCTAAAACTAAAAAGAAGACTACTAAATAATAAAAAAGGTTAATCATGCCACTACCATTTATAGCAGGAGCAGCAGCAGTTCGAGGAATCGTAACAGCAGCAAGATATATGCCTAGAGTTATGAAAGCTGTAGGCAGAGGTGCAAAGAAAGTAGGTAAAGCTGCAGTTAGCCCAGGTGCTATCAAAGGTGAAATAGCATTTGCAGGTGCAACAGAAATGAAAGATGCACAATCTAAGAAGAAAAAAAAGAAAAAGAAATAGATATGCCTCCTACAAAGAAAAAAAGTAAGGGTATGGGAATTAAGACTTCTGTGAAGTCAGGTAATTTTCGTAAAACTAAGCAGGGTGCAGGTATGACTGCAAAAGGTGTGGCTGCGTATCGTAGAGCTAATCCTGGCTCTAAGTTAAAAACTGCTGTAACTGAAGATAAACCTACAGGTAAACGTGCAAAAAGACGTAAATCTTTTTGTGCTAGGTCTGCAGGTCAAATGAAGAAGTTTCCAAAAGCAGCTAAAAATCCTAATAGTCGTTTACGTCAGGCTAGACGTAGATGGAAATGTTGATTAAACTATATATATGAAAGGTACTTACAAATGATGAAGAAAGCCTATGCCCGTGGTGGTATGCAGAAAAAAGGATATGCAGCAGGTGGTGCATCTATGAAAAAGAAAATGATGGCTGCAGGTGGTAATATGAAAAAGAAAGGTTATGCTATGGGTGGTTTAAAACAAGCCTCTGCTAATCAAACGGGTTTAAAAAAGTTACCAGAATCTGTTCGTAATAATATGGGCTATATGAAAGATGGTGGTGCAGCTATGTATAAAAAAGGTTATGCTGCAGGTGGAGCCATGATGAAAAAGAAAATGATGTCAAATGGTGGGGCAACTTCATCGTATGATACTGCAGATAGAGCATATCCAGGTGCAGGTAAAAAAAGAACAAGTACAGCTACATCTACAGCTAGAAAGAAAAAACCAGTTGTAACAAAAGCTATGATGACTAAAGCAGGTGTAACTAGTTTAAGAGATTTCTATAATAAGATGGAAGTAAATGCTGCAGGTACAGGATATAAGAAAAGATCTAAAGCCTTAACTAAAAAAGGTAGTTCTGCTAAACCTACTAAGAAAACAAGTTCTTCTTATTTTGGTATTGAGGATAGAAAATATCCAGGTTCAGGTAGAAAGCCTAGAGGAACAACGACAACATCAACAAAACCAAAAAGTAAAAAATCACCAGGTGCTCAAGGTTTTAAGGGCTTACAAAAATTTCTTAGTGGGCGTGGAGGTTTTAAATAATGGCAGGACCATTAGCAGTAATAGCATCAAATGCTATTAAATATGTTGTATCAGGTTCAGCTAGAAGAGCTTTGACAAAAGTTATAGCTGAACTGAATAAACATTATGCAAAATCAAAAACAAAACGTAGTGCAGAAGCTATTCGTGAGAGAGCTAAAAGAATGGTGCAAAAAGGAATAGCTGAAAGGTCTAAGGTTTCAAAAGAAATAAAACAGGGAGGAGCTTTTTCTCAAACTTCTGTTGTGCCATTACGATTAAAAGGCAGTGGTAGTGTCATACCTAAAACAAGAACAAAGATAGGGTCAATACCTTTAAAAAGAGATACTAAAGGTAAATATTCTATAAAACCAGAAAAAAGAGAAATGTTAGGTAGTAGAAAAGTTATTGGGGATAAAGCAAAAAATAAAAAAAGAACTATTCCTAATTCTACTAATAAAAAAAGTGACTCTGGTAAAAAAACTACTACAAGAAATATATTAGGTACAGTTGCAGCTAGTGCAAAAAGAAATAAAGGTAAACTACTAATAGGTGCTGCAGCAATAGGTATTACTACTAAAGCTTTAAATAAAGATACAGATAAGAAAAAAACTACTACAACTAAAAAAACAACTACAAAGAAAAATACAAAACCTTCTAATAATAAAAATTTTCCAGATGCTAAAAAAGAAACTAAAACAAAAAGAAAAGTAGACCATAGTTCAAACTATCGTAAATCTAAAAAAAGTAAAAAAACTTCAAGTACAAAAAGTAATGTAAGTACTGCATCTAGGAAAAAACAAAAAGATAATATAGTTAAAACTAGTTATGGTGGTAAAGTAAAAACTAAATATGGATTTGTAAGAACAGGAAGATAATTTGGCATATTTAATAAGTGATTTAGGTACTGCAGGAGTACCACTATTTAAGTGTTGGGTAAGAAAAGAGTTTACTAATGGGCATAACAATTATCATGGAGAATTTGTACATGCAATTGTAACTGCTGTAAATACTATGCCTGATAGATGTTTAAGCTTTCAAGTTATATTTACAGGATGTGAAGCTGATGATGGCTCACAAGAAAATGTACATGGTGGAGCTATGTGGGCTAGAATGCCACTACCTGCTTTAGTGGGAGATATAGAGTTAGATGAGTGGCCCGATAGGATGCCTACGCATTTAGCCCAACCTTGGGATTGTCCATCGCATCATCATAGTATTGTTATGTTTTCTAGATGTCAACCTAGCCCTTGGCTTTGTAAGATAGATGGAGAATTTTATAAGTCTAGGTATTTATTTACTGTAGATTTTACAGAGAGTCAGGTAGCAGATGATCCTGCTCAACATAAACAGTCACATGTAATGATATTAACTGAGGGACAATGGAAAGGTAATGTTGTAGCTTTACCTAATAATAGAGTTAGAGTCACTAGCCCTGCATATTGGATAACAGGCGAAGGAGCACCTGATTTTAGACCAAGCCAATATATTCATTGTGCAGAGCAAGATGATAGTTATACAGACCCTACAGTTACATTTAATAATTTATACAAGGAATAGTAATGGCTACAGATAAAGGTAAATTTGATCAAGCAGAAAAAGCTGCTGAATTAGAATCTAGAGCTAGGCAAACAAGAAATCCTGAACTAGAGCTACAAAGAAAACAAGAAAGAAAAATAAAAAGTGCTACAAAAAATGTAGCTAAAATGAGAGAAAGAGGAGATTTACCACCGTCTAAAAAAAATCAACCTACAAAAACAGAAACAAGTAAAGCTAAAAAACTTTTAAGTATTACTAAAAAATATGAAGGTAAAAGACCTTTTTTAAAAATTCTTAAAAAAATACCTGGTGTTAAAAAAGTTGCAGGTTTAGCAGAAGCATTAATTGAGTATTCTGCTAACCAGCCATTAACAAAAACTGCTCATAACTATCAAATGATTGCTAGAAAAGCTGATCAGGTAAAAATATCTCCTACAGAAATGAGACAAGCTTTAGAAAAAAATAGATTAAAAAAAGAAATAGGAACATATTTAAAAAATAAAAAAGAAGGTAAAAGTGCTCTTTCTAAAAAACAAGTAGCAGAAATAGAAGATCAACTAGGTAAGTTTCCTGAAAAAGGATTTACACCATATTCACATAGAAATATTAAAGAGGGTCCTTTGAGAGGATTAGCAGGTAAACAAAAAAGACTTTCTAGATTAGAAAAAGAACTTACAGGTATGTCTCCTGGTACTTTTAGTGAAGCAGCTAAAGGAAAAGAATCTAAAAGAATACAAGAAATATTACGAAAGAAAAAGCTTACTGGAAAAGAAGGAGAATATGGATATGAAGCAGGTGCTCCTAAACCTAAACCTACTCCATTAACTAAAAAAGATGCAAAAGGTAAGCCTAGAAAGGAAACTGAAAAAGAAAGAAAACAAAAAGTACAAGGGATGACTGTTAAACAAAAACTAGGTCGTGCTGCAAAATTAGAAAGAGCAGATAAACTCTTTGCAAGAAAAGATAGAGTAAGCTCACAAGATCCTATTTTTGATAAATCAGAGGAATTTTTTGATGTAGGAACAGGTACAGGTACAAGTTCAGCAGTTAGGTCTGGTAAAAAGAGTGGTGCTCAAATTGCTAATGAAGCAAAGATGAAAAGTTTGAGAGTTGCTTTAAATAGATTGCAAAAAGCAAAAAAAGAAGGAAAAGACTTTGCAACAATAAATGGTAAAAAAGTAAGTGTAAAAGCAATAGGTGTTACTAGAGATAGAATAACAGCACAACTAAAAAAACTTAGAGAAAGAGAAAAGAAAGTACCTGGTATAAAAAATCGTAAACGACCTGTAAAAAGCACTAGAACAGCAGACTTACAGAAAAAAATACAAAAGGGTAGAGCTACTAGCAAACCTACTCTTAAAAAGAAATCAGATGCAGGAAAAAAATATCTTACTAAAGAACAACGTAAGGTAACTGTAAAAGATAAAAAAGATAAAAAGAAAGAAATAGATGTACAAGTACCTCTTGATAAGACTAAAATATTTTTAAGAAAAGGTGAAGGTATGTTAAATAAGGGAGGTTTAGTTATGGCAGACCATTACTTTAAAAGAAAAGTTGGTAAGTAATGCCAATAATTAATAATAGTGCTAGTAAGTTTGTAACAGAAACTGTAAATGTAACTTCTACAAATAATACAGCTAATGCAACTTTACTATATACTTGCCCAACTAATTTTACATCTATTGTAAAAACATTTTTAATTAGTGCAGGTGATTTAGATAATAAACAAATATCTGTACAGTTGTTTGATAGTTCTGCATCAGCTTATAGTACAATAGTTACAGGATTTAGAATGAACTCTAGTACTATAACTAATTTGTTTGATGGAGATCCTTTGGCATTACAAAGTGGAGATCAGTTAGCAGGATTTGCAGGAACATCAGCTACTGG